GCGCAACAAGCGCAACAACATTTTTGTGCAACACGAGCGCAACAAGCGCAACAAACCTGTTGCGCTTGTGTTGCGCTGGAGCGGGTGACGTGCTATAGTCTTGACATGGCACGTCCACAGAAAACCGCCACCTTGACTGCTGAGCAGATCGAGCAACTCGCCGCTATTGGCTGTGCGGATAGCGAGATCGCGGCGCTGTGCCAGATTAGTGAGGCTGTGCTGCAAAACAGTTTCAAGGCTCAATTAAAAAATGGCCGCGCGAACCTGCGCGTTCGCGTCCGGCGTAAGCAACTCGAACGCGCCGATCAGGGCTCGGACACCATGCTGATTTGGTTGGGCAAGGTGTATTTAGGCCAGCGCGAAACCGTGGAGACGCAGATCAGTGGGCCGAACAACGGGCCAATCCAGATCCAAACCTACGATTACGCCGCTGCGGCTGCCAGCCTTGCGGCACGACCAGGTGCAGATCGTGACAAGCCTGAGCGTGAATAGCACCGTCGTCGTGGCGTGCGGCAGGCGTTGGGGCAAGACGCTCATGGGCGGCACCCTGGCGCTGCATCGCGCTGCCCACGGCGGCGCCGTCGCGTGGATTGTGCCTACCTACAAGAACGCACGTAGCCCCTGGCGCTTTGCCGAGATGCACGTAGGTAGCCTGGGCGACGTCAGACGCTCCGAGCGCGTCGTGACGTTGGGCACGGGCCGCCTGTCGATCTACTCGGCTGACAACGACGTCTCAATCCGTGGCGAAGCGTTCGATCTGGTGATCGTTGACGAAGCGGCGATGGTGCGCGAAGAGACGTACACCGACGTCATCCTACCCACTCTGGCAGATCGCTCGGGGCGCGTGCTGCTGATCTCCACACCGAAGGGCCGTAACTGGTTCTGGCGCGAGTGGCAGCGCGGCAAAGCGGGACAGCCCGGGTATGCGTCGTTTCAAGCACCCACCAGCGCCAACCCGATCCCGTCGATTAAACAAGCTGCTGAACTGGCACGGGAGCGCGTGAGCAATCGCACCTACCGCCAGGAGTGGCTGGCCGAGTTCGTGGAGGACGGCGGTGGCGTGTTCCGCGGTGTCCGCGCTGCGGCGACCGTCGCCCCAGGTGCCCAGCGTGTCGAAGGGCATACCTACGTGATTGGTGCCGACTGGGGCCGGTCGAACGACTACACCGTCTTCACGGTCGTCGATGCGACGGCTCGGCAGGTCGTGGCCGTCGATCGGAGCAACCACGTGGACTACGCGCTCCAGCGTGGACGGCTCAAGAACCTGGTGCAGCAGTGGCGAGCCAGTATGGTGGTGGCTGAAGTGAACGCGATGGGACAGCCGATCGTGGAGATGTTGATCCGTGACGGGCTGCCGGTGAAACCCTTTGTGACGACAAACGCGTCAAAGAGTGTTATCATTGATGCGCTGGCCTTGGCACTCGAACGCGGCGAGCTCCAGCTGTTACAGTTCGAGCCGTTACTCGACGAGCTCGAAGCGTTTGAGATTGATCGCACGCCCAGCGGCAGCACGCGGTACGGTGCGCCGTCGGGTGGGCATGATGACTGCGTGATGAGCCTCGCCATGGCATATGATGGCTTGGGCCGTACGCGATTTGCAGGAGTGCGTTGATGGGTATTGTCGATCGCGCCAGGTTCGCACTCGCCCGCCTGCTCTACAAAGCAGGTGGCTTAGCGATTGTGCCACGGTGGGTGGACACGACGGTCTTAGAACCCTCGTGGCGAGCGCTGAGCCGCGACGGATACCAGCGCAACGCATCGGTCTTCGCCTGTGTCTCGGTGCTCTCGTTTGACATGGCCGAGCCTCCGCTCTGTCTCTACACGCCGCAGGGCGAGATGATCGATCAGGGCCAGCTGGCCAGGCTGTTGCGACGGCCCAACGCGATGATGAGCCAGCGGGAGCTGATGCAGATCGCGACGGTGTACGCTGCCGTCGGCGGAAACGCCTACCTCCACATCGTGCGCGACCGACGTGGGCAGCCGATTGAGCTCTGGCCGTATCACGCGGGCCAGATGATCCCGATCCCGAACACCGATCCCAACGCGCCCATGTGGATCGAACGGTACGAGTATGATGACGGAACCTCCAGGCTCTACCCCGTGCCGGTGCAGGATGTCATTCACCTGCGGTGGCCCTCCGTCGATCTCCTCCAGCCTTGGCAAGCACTGCCACCACTGGCCGCGGTCGCCGCGGACGTGGACGCGGGCAATGAAGCGATCCGCTACATTCGTGCGCTCTTGAAGAACGACGCAACACCCCGCGTGGTACTCACCACGCCCACAGGTGCGTTCCTCTCGGACGAGACGGTCGCACGCATGAAGGAGCAGTGGAACGAGCGCTACGGCGGTGATCAGCGCGGCAGCGTAGCCGTGCTTGAGGAGGGTGTCACGCTCCAGCGGCTCTCGCTCGATATGAGCGAGATGGCGTTTGAGGCGCTGATGCGCGTGCCCGAGACGCATATTGCGGCAGCGTTTCGTATCCCGCCGATCATTGCCGGTATCGGTGCAGGGCTGGACGCGTCGACCTACAGCAACTACGCGGAAGCACGCCAGGCATACACGCAGCAGACACTCACCCCGCTCTGGGCCGCGTGGGCTGAAGAGATTGATGCCGCTCTTGCGCAGCCGGTGGGGCTCAAGATTGCGTACGATCTGCGCCACGTCGCTGCGATGCGGGAGAACCAAAACGCGCTGAGCGAACGAACCATCAACCAGTGGACAACCGGCCTGATGACGCGCAATGAAGCCAGGCGCATGCTCGGCCTGCCCGAGGATCCATACGGCGACGTCTACGCGATGCCCGCCAACCTGGTACTGATCCCTCAGTCGTTCGAAGCTCCCGAGCCACCAGAGCCGGAGGACGACGACCCAGACGACAGCCCAGACGACGACCCAGACGACGAAGACGAGCCCCAAGAACCGGAGCAGCGTGCTGCGCCGGTTTCGTCCATTACGCCTGCACGCGAGTACGTGCCGCCCGCCATCGACGACGTCGCCATGTCGATCTCCCGGCGTATTCGTCGGTACCTGAGTGAGCAGTACCGGCGTGCTGCTGACGCCCTGCGAGCGCTTGAGCCCGAGATGGCAACGCGCGCCCTCGAAGATCAGCTTCCGCTTGACTTCGGTGAGAGCATCGCGGAGATCATGCGCCAGTTCTATCCGCTCCTGCTTGAGCGATCGTGGGATAACGCGGTGACACAGATTGGTGTTGACCTCGCGTTCGATCTGGAGAACCCGAAGGTGCAGGAGACGTTGCACCTGTTGGCGCTTCAGGTGCGTAATGTCTCGGACACGACACGCGACGAGATCCGCGGCATCGTGGGGCGCATGGCATCCGAAGGTATCAGCTACGACGCGGCAGCGCTGGAGATCCTGCAATTGGCCGGTATCCACAGCGAGGCACGCGCTCGAACGATTGCCGTCACCGAGTCGGCAAGAGCCTGGACGCAGGGCAGTATCCTGGCGTGGCAGGAGAGTGGCGAGGTGGACAGAATGGAGTGGAGTGCTGAGCCGGACTGCTGCCCGATCTGTCGGGCCGTGAACGGAACCGTCGTACCGCTGGGCACACCATTCCAGGGCCTTATGCCGCCCGCACACCCAAACTGCCGGTGTGCCCTGCTTCCGGTGTTGACTGATGCCTAGTCGCAGTGACATCCTAAAGGCTGCCGAAACGCTCCACCGAGCCGCCAGGTTGTTGGAGCTTCAGGCGCGTCGGGTGCGCGACGAGCAGCACCCGACGCACGACCGAGCGATGATCAACGCACGCGGCATGATCCGGAGAATTGCACGAGGAGAGAGCCATGCCAATCCCAACGCCCCAGAGCGGGGATGATCGTATCGCCTACATGGAGCGGTGTATGGAGGACGCGACCATGCAGACCGAGTACCCCGATCGCACGCAGCGCTTCGCGGTGTGCATGGCTCAGTGGCGGGAGCGACGCGGGAACAAAGAGCGCCAGGCGCTGTTGCAGCCGACGCGGTAATGTGCTATAGTTTCGGCAAGCTCCTGACGGCTTGGATCGAACCCCGGAGCGGCAGCGGGTAATCTGCCGCGTCACACTACGTATACCGGCTCATTGAGCCCGTCGCCCGCCTAGCACCGCTACCCGCTGCTACGGTGGGCTTTTTGCTGGAGGCGATTATGGCACGTTGGACGGTAGGCGCTGATACCGATCTGCCGATAGGCCCCGACCAACCATGGGAAGGCGACGCGGCGGCTGGTCGCGTGTTCGAGCGGGCCGGTTTCGGCGGCGACAATCCGGACGTCGCCTATGCACGCCGAGCGTTTCTCGTCTATGACGCGGAACGGCCTGAACTTCGCGGCAGTTACCGCCTGGGCTTTGCGGACGTGGTGGATGGCGAGCTGATGGCCATGCCCGCGGGCATGCGGGCCGCAGCGTCACGCATCCCACAGACGGACGTACCGGAAGCGGTGCAGGAGCGTGCACGCCAGGCGCTGGATCGGATCGTCGCTCGCATGCAGAAGGCGAACGCGGCAGCTACGGAGAGCAAACTGGACGCTCCTGCTTGGATGCAGGCGAACGCTAGGCGCGGCCTGGAGTGGTACGCCGACGGCAAGGCCGGTGATGGTGTCACGGAACAGACGGTGAATGAAGCACGAGCGATGGCCCGCGGCGACGTGAGTGACGACAAGGCCGCACGCATGGCCGCGTGGTTTGCGCGGCACATGGTGGATCTGGACGCCCCGGCGGCCAGCCCTGATCACCCGGACTACCCCAGCCCCGGTGTGGTCGCTCACGCGCTCTGGGGCGGTGGCAGCCGACGTGAGAGCGAACGCGCCATGGCCTGGGCGGAGCGCAACAGCGGGAATGAGGAGCGTCGCGTGAGCCCCGGACGGGAGTACAAGAACAGCCTGCTGATGCCAAGCATGATTGAAGAGCGCACCGTCACGGGCATCTTCTCGGTGTTCGGCAACATCGACAGCTACTCGGACGTCATCTTCCCAGGGGCCATGAGCAAAACCATGCGTGAGCGTGGCGACCGCATCCTGCACCTCTGGCAGCATGATATGGAGCAGCCGCCCATCGCGGTCATCGAGAGTATCCGCGAAGTGACGCGCAACCAGCTCCCCGCGGAAACGCTCGTACGCGCTCCTGACGCGACGGGCGGAGCCGAAGTAACCCGGCGCTACCTCGACACGCCCCGAGCGAACGAAGTACTTGCCGCTATTCGCGGTGGCTCTCCCCTGGAGATGAGCTTCGCGTTCAACGCCATCACCTACGACTATCAGGAGCGGGCAGACGCGCCTTTGGGCGTGGTACGCAACCTGCGGGAGATCCGGCTCCTTGAGACGAGTGACGTGCTCTTTGGTGCCAACAGTGCGACGGTTGCCAGGCGCAGCCTGCCGATCACCACGCTGCTTGAAGCCGTGAAGATCGCGGTGAAGGCCGGGGCGCGGCACAGTACGCGAGACGTGCAGCTGATTAACAACATTGCCGAGGCCGCGTTGGAGCTCGGAGCTACCAACGTGATGCTGAAGACGGACGCTACGAACGATGCAGCGTCGCAAGAATGGGCCGCCGAACTGGCACCCAAGATGGCGGGCAAGCATCGTCTGAACTATCGACAACGTGCAGCAGCAGCGGCACTCGCCCTGCTGCGTGGAGGAATGTCATGAGTGTCGCACAGCGCCTCTACAATGAGGCAACCGAGATCTACGGGCAGATCAAGTCAATCCTTGATCAGGAGAGTGTGAGCGCAGAGCAGGAGGCACAGCTTGACACCCTGTTCGCTGCGTTCGACGAGAAGACGGCGGAGGCCAAGAAGCAGGAGAAGTTGGCCGAACGAGCGGCTGAGCTACGCGCTCGCGTGGATGGCATGGCAGAGCCCAGCAACCGTCTAGGCACCCCTCGCCAGGGCACGCAGGCCGACGCCAACGCGGAGACCCGCGCCTACAACGCGTATGTCAAGGCGATCAGCAACGGCACCCGCTCGCTGAGCGCAGCTGAGCTCAAGGATCTCTCGGCAACCACGGACGCTGAGGGTGGGTACCTGGTAGCTCCGGCAAGCGTGCTCAACCAGTTCATCAAGTTCGTGGATGACGAGGTAGCCGTTCGCCGCCTTGCCACCGTGTGGCCCCTGGACGTGGGCACCGAGCTGGTCGCGCCCTCCTGGGACGTCGATCCGAGTGACGCGGACTGGACCGCCGAGGTGCAGTCGATCAGCCGCGATACGGCCGCTCGCACCGGGCAGCGCTCGCTCAAGCCCAACATGCTCGCGAAGGAGTTGCTGATCTCCCGGCGCCTCATCAACCAGAGCCGCATCAACATCGAGCAGGTGATCCGCGATCGTCTCGCCTACAAGACGGCGATCGCCGAGGAGAAGGCGTTCATGACGGGGAACGGCGCACAGCAGCCGCTGGGCCTGTTCACGGCGTCAGCGCAGGGCATCACCACAGCGCGCGACACCACGGCCAGTGCTGCCACGTCCTTCACGGCGGACAACTTGATGGACACCAAGCACAGCCTGAAGGCCGCCTACTGGGGCCGCCCCAACACTCGCTGGATCATGCACCGCGACACCGTCGCCCGCATCCGCAAGCTCAAGGACGGCAACGGCAACTACCTGTGGTCGCCAGGCCTTGGCCCTGGTGGTGGTTTGAGCAGCGGTCTGCCCGCAACCATCGTGGACGTGCCGTACGTCGTGTCTGAGTACGCGCCCAACACGTTCACCACGGGCCTGTACGTCGCACTGATTGGCGACCTCAGCTACTACTGGATTGCCGACGCGATGCGCCTTGAGATCCAGGTGCTCTACGAGCTGTACGCCAAGACCTCGCAGGTTGGCTACATCAGCCGCGCAGAGTGTGACGGCATGCCGGTGCTCGCCGAGGCGTTCGCCCGTCTGAAGCTCGCCTAGTCGGAGCGAATATTGATCTTCAATCTTAATATATATATAGGTTGAAGATCAATATTCCCCTCCTGAGATTGGAGATTGTACAATGCAACTCGCGAAGAACGTTGAGGTGCGCTACGTCGGAGCCGCGGTAGCCGCGGCGAGCAGCACCGACAGCAACAGCACCATCATCGATATGGCCGGGTGGGACGGCGTCATTTTCGTCACCACGGTCACCGCCTCTACCGCTACCAGTGTGGTCACGCTGAAGGCGGAGCAGAACACTGCCAACAGTGACAGCGGCATGGCGGCACTGAGTGGCGCATCCGCAGCGGCCACGTCGGCAGTCACGGACGACCTGAACGGCAAGACGCTGATCGTCAGCGTGCACAAGCCGCGCGAGCGCTACGTGCAGGCGGTACGCACGAGTGCGACGGCGAACAGCGCGTTCGGCCAGGTCATTGCCATTCTCTACGGCCCGAAGGCGGCACCAACCGCCGCAGCCAGCACCACGGCAGCGTCAGCGGACACCGTGAGCCCAGCGGAGGCCTAAATGTCGTACAACGCTTCGAACTATGAGGCGCAGGGTGCCACCGAGTGGGTGATCGGTGGAACTCTCACCGTCGAGAGCGGAGCGGTGATCAGCGGACTGCCCAGGGTGACGAAAGTCGCCCTGGCCGCTGGCACCGCGGCGGGAGGCGTGCTCTCCTGGGCCAACCCGGCGGGTGCGTCAATTATCGTGCATAACATCGTACTGGACATCACGACGCAGTCAACTGGCGCATCCACGATTGACGTCGGTGTGGCCGCCAACGGCACCACCTCGTCAGACACCCTGATCGACGGTGTGAGTGGAGCCGCGGCAGGTGTGTTCAACTCGGCGACCAACGCAGGATCAAACGGCAGCATGAGCCGCAAGATGACGAGCACGCAGTTCATCACCGCGTCGCAGGCCAGTGGCGCGGTCGCAGGCCTCGTGGGCTCAGCGTACATCACGTGGAGCCTGGCGTAGGAGGTGTGACGTGATTATCTCTAAGAACGTCACGATTGGCGACACCCCGACGCTTATTCACAAGGCGACGTCAAACGGGTGCTTTATCTATATCGCGCATGCCAACGGTGGTGATTCGGTGACTTTGGGTACGGCGAGCGTGACGCACAACAGTGGGTTCACGATTTCCGGAACCGGCAGCGGCAACGCCTATCTCAACGGGCCATTGCCGCCAGGTGATAGCATCTACGGCATTTGCGCTTCAGGGGCCACCGAAACGATCGGCGTCATGATTGTGGAGTTCTAGCATGGCACTCGGACTGTCAACCGCCGATCTCCGGGCCTACCTGGATCAGGTGCCCGACATCGCTGCACAGCGCATCACGGTCACTGGCAGTCCGAGTGGCGGCACGTATACCCTGACGTATGCAAGCTCTACAACCGCTGCCATTGCGTATAACGCCACCGCCGCCACGGTGCAAACCGCACTCGTGGCGGTGGCGGCTACGGTGAGCGACGCGACACCGCTCCAGGTGTACGGCAAAGCTGGTGGCCCGTACCTGGTCGTGTTCAGCGCTCGCAGCGGCAAAACGGCGAGCGCGTTTGCTCTTGGTACCAACAGCCTCACCGGCGGCACCACACCCAGTGTCACGGTGGCTCCTGCTCTGGACGCCATCCTTAGCGACGTGTTGGAGCGCGCCGAGGCGATCGTTGAAGACGCCCTGGCCCCAGTCGCGTTTGCCACGTACGGGACGGCGACGAGCATTGACGTGCTCTCGCAGGCACAGCCAAGTATCTACCTCAAGCCGCCAATCCACCAAGCGGGCAGCGTCACGGCAGTCAAGACGATCCCGCGCCCAGGGGCTCCGGTAGCGGACGAAGACGACGTGGAGGATTGGACGCAGCGTGACGGCTACCTGATCCTCGGTGCCATGTGGGCCGGGCGACAGTGGTACCGGATTACGGGTGTCTTCGGCTACGGTCCAGCCCCGGCAGCAGCGCAGCAGCTCGCGCTCGAAGTGGCGGTGAACATCTGGCGCTCCAAAGATCGTGGGCTCTACAGCGAGATCCAGGGCGTGGAGGATGGCGGCAGCGTGCGCTACATTGGCGGACTGACGGCGACCCAGCGCATGATGGTGCTGAACATCACGCGGCGCTACAAGGAGATCGTGCAATGAGCGATCCCACCATTGAGATTGTGCGCATCACTGGGTTGGACGATATTATCCGCATCACAAACCCGGAACGTGCACGGCGCATCATTGCGCGATCGCTCAAGCGCATCGGGCTGATCGTGGAGCGGAACAGCAAACCCGTTACCCCAGTACGAACGGGCAACCTGAAGCGAAGCATTACGAGCGTACCACTGGAGTGGAACCGCGTGGCAGTCGGTACCAAGGTCGACTACGCGCTCTACGTCCACGAGGGCACGCGCAGGATGCGCGGCAGGCCGTACCTGCGCCAGGGCCTGGAGCGCTCCCGCGATCAGATCAACCGCGAGATCGATCGCGCACTTGATGAGGCGATCAGTTCATGAGTACTGCCGACGACATCCTGATAGCACTCCACAAGATCTACGGCCAGGTGCATGGCCTCGTGGACACGCTCCCGTACGAACCACGCGCCATTCACGCCACCCCGATCCTCTACACGCTGCTGGACAGCATGACACGCGATGTGGGCCAGGCGACGATGAACGGGCGCTTTGTGATCTACAACTGGCGCTTTATGAGCCGCCTTGTGCTACAATGGCAGGACACCGAGACGGCGGAGCAGGATCTCCGCGTCTACGCGGACACCATTGCGAACCTGCTGGAGAACCTGGACAATCGGCGCTTGAACGGTGTGGTACCACAGGGTGAGGCGTTCGTCGAAGAGATCCGCACGGGCTTCGCGCTGATTGATGGCACCGAATACCGCATTGCGGACATCTATACCATTGTCGCCGACAAGATCATTAGGCCATAATGTATATCGAGCGTGACACCCATTCCGCACCCGTACTCGGCCTCTACGTGGAGGAGTACGCCCAGGCGTACTACCGGCTGAGCGTATCACTCAAGGCCGCGTTCGGGGCGGAGAACGTGGCAGTCACGGCGTACTCCCTGGCGACGCAGGAGCAGCGAGATGCGGCCAAGCTCGTCGTCACGTCACGAGTGCAAACACACGAGAGTGAGCCGGTCAGTCAGACGAAGCGCCTGCTCGATATGATCCGACAAGGCGGTAAGCGGCGTGTGCTTGTCGATCAGGATGACGATCTGAGCCCGTGGAAGCATGAGCAGAAGGTGCGCTTGGAGGGTATGCTCCGCCACGCGGACGGTGTGGTGTGCACGAACAGCACGCTCGCAGGCAGACTACGCTCCTACAATCGCAACGTGACGATTGTACCCAACTACCTCGATATGACACGGTGGCCGATTGCCGCACCTCAGCCTGTCACTGACAAGCCGGTGTTGCTGATGACGGGCGGAGCTTCGCACTATCAGGACTGGCAGATGGTAGTATCTGCGCTCAAGGCGCATCAGGGCCGGTACCGGCTGCGCGTGGTCGGCTTCTGTCCAGACTACCTGGAGCCGTTCGTCACGGAGCGTTCCCCGTGGATGCCCGATCTGAAGAGCTACCCACCGGCACTGATTGGCGCACACGTGGCACTCTGCCCACTCCCACACACCGCGTTCAACACGTGCAAGAGCCCCATCAAACTGTACGAGACGGCGCTCGCAGGGTGCACTGTACTGGGCAGTCTGACGCAGTATGGGCCGGTGTTGCGCGAGGCGGCAATGAATGATAATGTGATGCTGTTCGAGCGTCACTGGGTTGAGCGTATCGGGTACTACCTCGATTATCCTGAACAGATTACGGCAGACGCTACGGCGCTGCAACGGCATATCGTCACCACGAGAGATGTAGCACGCCACGCGGAAACCATCCGTCAGGCGTATGGAGGCAGCAATGTCTTGGACAACCGGAACCCTGATCGACGGGTGGAAGAGCAACCTGTACGTGCAGGACGCGGGTGTCACCGCAACCGTGGGCACAGCGGACGAAGTGCCGTACGGGACAACGTTTAGCTGGAGCACCACACGCACGGTCACCGCTCGCGGGCCGCACATCAACAAGCAGGCCCTCACCAACAGCGTGGGTGGCGTGGCGTACACCGGCTCGTTCACCATCGATCTGCACCAGGCGGTGAGTGCGGCACGCGGCAAGATCATCGAAGCGATCAACGCTGGTACGAAGCTCAAGTTCACGCTCGTCATCGGCGGCCAGGTTGGCAGTGCCACCGCGGGTGTCGAGAAGTACGTGTGGGATCAGTGTATCTGTTCGCAGGACGGCACCGTTGATCCGGCCACCACGGCGACCTACACGGTGAACTGGACAGCGGACAGCCTCACCTACACGAAGTACGCGTAAGCATGGATCTCCATCTCGCTCTCAGTCAGATCGTGACGGCGTTGGCTGGCCAGTCCCAGCCAACGCTGATCACGTCCGAGCAGGCGCTCGTCGTGGACAGCCGCGCTACGGCAACTATCCCAGTACCCCAGTGGACGATCATGCAGCCTGACGGGACGCTCCTGCATCGTGGGGTGACGGTGCGAGCGTGGAGCTATGCGCAGCGTCGTCAGGCGGAGCAGGCGGCTACGATGCCGCCTCGACCCGGCCCGCAGCCACAGCAGACGATCGACGACTGGCGTCGTGTGGTAGAGGAGGTGCGTCTTGGCATCATCAACCCTCCTGATCTCCCGAGCAGCGTGGTGGAGGCGTGGGGCTACGACGTCGTCAAATACCTCCACCAGCAGATTGAGCGGCTGGGCCCAGTCCCTCCCGATCTCTTGCGGGCCGAGCTTGCGGCCCTCGTCGGTGAAACCCCTCCCGAGCCCACGTGAGTGGGTGAAGCGGTGTGGCCTGCTGAGCCTCGTACAGACGCGTTCAGTGCAGCAGCTGCTGAGAGCCAGACAGTGGCAGGAGCAGAGTATGTACGGGCTCAATGACCATCAGGTGGCAGCAGAGGTGGCACGCTACCACTACGATCTGATCGTAGACAGTGCGCGGCACCTGAGCAGCTTGTCACGTCAGAAGGACAAAGGCGAGTACCACACGCTGCGGAGGCGACTAATGGCCAGTCCAAGCGACATCGATCGCTACGCGGTACTGCTCGCTGAGCGATGGGAGCGTGAGCGATGAGTGATCCGCGTGTATCCAAAGCCAAAGTTGAGATTGGTGCCGATACGACGAAGTTGGACGCCGCGCTGAGTGGCATCCAGCAGAAGCTCAAGCAGCTCAATCAGCTAACGGGCACGTCGTTTGGACTGCTTGGCGTGGGCTACAGCATTAACTCGCTCGTGCAACTGGGCGCGGAAGCGATTACCGCGGGCAACGCACTCACGACGGTGCAGGCGACGCTACGAGCGGTCGCAGGATCGCAGGAGCAATACGATCGTATTCTTCAGGAAGCCACCAAGAACCAGATGTTGTTTGGTGGCTCTCTGGAGCAGAGCCTTGGCGCCATGCAGCAGTTTGCGTTTATCGCAAACCGCACCGGTGCCGATCTCGGCCAACTCAACGACGTGGCACAACTGCTCTCCGTCGTCAATCCGTTCGAGGGGTTCGAGGGTGCCGGATTTGCACTGAGCGAGTTGTTTGCGGGCGATATCACTTCGATTGTCGAGCGCTTCAACCTTCCACGCCAGGCGATCCGCGATCTGCTCAATGAAAGTTCGAGCGCAGAGGAGATTATCGCAGGTCTGACATCGCTCCTGGCCGAGCAGGGCATCACGGCGGAGACACTGGCCGCACGCACCGGTACGGTAGCGCAGACGTACCAGACGCTGGGCACCCTGGCAAACAACACGTTCGTCCAGATCGGACAGTCGGCAGCCGCCGCGTTCGAGCCGGTGGCCAACCTGCTCAACGTGATGATGGGGCTGAATGAGATCCTGGCGACGGAAACGAACGTTGCCGCAGCCACCACCGCGCGAACCTACGAGCAGTACAGCGCGGCGATCGACGAGGCCGCAGCGGCAACCGACGACGCCGGAAAGCGCATCGAGCTCCAGAACCGCAAGCTCAACGAAGCGCAGTTCACGTACATGCAGGCGCTTGTCATGACAGGCGTCACGATGGAGAGTGCGATTGATCAGGCGCAGCTCTACGGACGAACCTGGGTTGAGCTGACGGAGGGTGCGGGCTACTACGAGGAACAGTCTGGCGCACTGGCCGAGGCGCAGGCTCTCCTGGCTGAAGCCACGCGCAACGCCGCAATTCAGAACCGCGAGCAGGCCGCGGCACAGGCCGACTCCATTGGTATTATCGATACCAGTACCCTGGCGACCAAGGCACTTGACGACGCCCTGGGCGAAGCGACGAAGGCCATGTTCGAGGCGGCGAACGCCAACCTAAGCCTTGATGAGCAGGCGAAGCAGGCAGCGATCGCCCTACTGGGTGCCGGTGAAGCGGGTCGATTGGCAGCGCTGCAACTGGCCGACAGTACGAGCAACATTGACAAGTTGATTGCTCGCTACTACAACCTGGCCGTAGCTGCCGAGAGCGCACGGAACGCATCAGTTGTGGCTGGCATGGAGCTTGGGCTGCTCGGGCCGAGCACGCCGGTTGTTGCGCCGCGCACCACGATCACGTCTCCGCCAACGGGTGGCGGTGGAGGAGGAGCCGGGCCGACGAGTGTAGCACGCGATCAGGCGAACGAAGTTCAGCGCATTGCGGAGCGCCATCAGGAGCGCATGATCCGCGCTGAGGAGACGTATCAACAGCGCCTCCTGCGTATCACCGAGGACTACGCGAAGCGACGGAGAGAAGCCAACCAAGATTACAGCGATCAGCAGTTCGAAGATCGTGCCGGGTTCTATCGCCAACTGATGAATATCGAGGATCAGGCAATTAAGCAGCAGGCGAGTGCCGAGTACGAGGCTCTGGCGCTTGAGGCGACGCAGATCCGTGACGCCCTGGGCGCTGACGTCGCAGCGGAATACCTGGCCGAAGCGGGACGAATTGCCGCAGCGCGTGCCCAACGAGCCGACGAGATCCGCAAGGCGCGACAAGACGGCGATAAGAACCTGGAGTATCTGATCGCACTTGACGAGATGGAGCGCGAGGTTGAGGATAGAAGGCTGAAACGGGCCGGGAGCGGCGAAGCGTCGATTGCTGCACAGGAGGAGGAAGACCGGCAAGAGGCCGCGGTACAGCTCCAGGAAGATATCAAGAACGCGGCAGACGACGCGGGTAAGGCGCTGCTCAAAGCACAACAGGATGCCAACACAGCGATTGGGACGACGAACGAAGCGCTCCAGAAGCAGGTGGATCTCCTTGGGCAGATCGGCGGCAGGCCGGTAACGACGGCAGGGACAACCGCCACAACCACCGCATCAACGACGACCGCACCCACGATTGCCGGAGCCGCGGGCGGGTCGAGTGTTGCGGTGTATGATGCAGTGGTAGCGCAGGCGCTGGCAGGGGTGCGTGACGCGGTGAACGCGGTGGAGCGGGCGGTGAGTAGGATACCGACGCGCTCAGCGGTGGGAGGTGGGTAAGTGGCAACTCTGGCGATTGTTTCGAACGGCTCCACGATCTACCCGGAACTGCCCATTGATCGCACGCCCATACTCGTGACCGAGGATCGGCGCATGGTCAATGGCCAACTGCGCCGGGCGTACCGTGCCGAGAAGATGCGTCTGAGCTACCAGCGCGGTGGGTTGAGCGAAGCCGAGCGCAGCACGTGGGTATCAGCGCACCCGTTCAGCTCGTCCTACACGCACGTTGATGAGCTTGGCGTGTCACGTACGGTGGTAACGGTGCGACGTGACGAGGTGCTTGAGGAAACGATTGTCGCGTCCAACGCGTCGTTTTATCTCGTCGAGGTTGAGGTCGAAGAGGTATGAGCGATCCGACACGCACGCAGATTAGCGCGGACGTTACCGCTCCCACGACGCAGGTGGAGATCTATGTTGGCTCGTGGATCGACGTCAGTAGTTCCGTAACTTCGGTGTCGATTGATGTGCAGTCGTCGAACGGCGTGTCAGGATTGGCGTTCGGATCCACGGTAGAGCCGCGGGCAACCGTGACGTTCACCGCGGATCAGGCACTCGTGCAACTCACCGACGGGACAAACATACTCACCGATGGAACCAACACGCTGATTACGGTGCAGACGAACGCGGTAGATTACCAGTGGCCACTGACGCCTATCCGGATTAGGCACGGATTTAGCACGTCCAATAAGCTGACACGCTTCAGCGGCGTGATTACCGAGCGCAACCGTGACGCCGCGGGCGGTACGTGGGGGTGTCAGGGCTGGAGTGCGATCATTGCCAGTACCGACATTCGCAGTCCGTTGTTTACCGATCGGCCCGTGGCCACGCTCACCGAAGCGGGCGGCAACGATGACCCAACTGCCGGAGGCTACGCGGGCGGCATTGTCAACTACACGCTCTGGCAATGCGGCGGCAGGCCGTACGAGCAAGCCGGTTCGTACCCGAACGCGGTGTTCTATTACTCGTGCGACACGGCACTGATTGCCCCTGCGTTTACGTGGATTGCCAGCGAGGACGCCTGGGAAGCGCTGCTGCGTCTGGTGCGTGCTGCGGGTGGGCAACTTTACCAGGACAGCCTGGGTGTGATCCGCTATAAGAATCCCGTCAGCCTTGTCTCGGGTACGGCGTCGATCACCTTCTCCGACACGGTGCAGACGGCAGCGCAGCGCGTGAGCAACAGCGTGGTGCCATACCAGGCGATCAGCGAGCGAGCGTCCATCCAGGAGGCGCTGAGCTCAGTAGGTTGTCAGTTTGTCACCCGGCGCGTGGCGGGCGTACAGGTGATCTATGAGGACACGGAGCCGCGCTACCTGCCGCGGGTGGGACAGTCCGGTGCGTCGATCACGATCAACCTGGACACGCAGTACCCGATTGCCGCGGTGAGCCAGGTGGAGATTGACACGCTGATCATTCGCACCGCCAACCCGGGTGGTGCCAGTGTGACCGTGACCGTAAACAGCACGTCAGCGCAGCGCGTGAACGTGACGATTGCCAACACGCTGACCGAGCCGGTGCAGATCGAAGCGATCCGCGTCGTGGGCAACCCGGTGGAACCCGGCGAGGAAGGCTCGGCGAGCTACAGCGACAACAACGGCGCACTCTCCAACACGCGCACGCTTCAGATCGAAGACAACCCGTGGGTGCAGAGTAGGCGTCACGCCGAACAGTTGTGCCAGATGGTGTATGATTTCTACAGCGGCACGGGGCCGATCCGCACGCTCGCCGGTGTGCCGTACGATCCCGATCGGAACGTGGGCGAGCGTGTCAATTTGACGTGCAGCCTGTGGAACATCGTGGCTGAGCCGCACATCATCATTGGCATCCGGCCCGTCGATGGAGCGTGGATGGACGTGGACATGACGCCGGTGCTTGCACTCCTGCCGACGATCAGTGAAACGTTCATAGTTGGCACGAGCTACACGGCGAACCAGACGCTGGAGGTGAGCTACTAATGGCTATTCTGTCACTGGCAACCAACATGCCGCTGTTTCGCACGGGCGAACTGCTCAGTGCGGCAAAGCTGAATACCATGCGCGACGCGGCACTGGCCCAGGACGAGGCATCACGACTGGGCGGTGTGGCGTTTTGTGCCAGCTACGGCAACCCACCACAGAATGACGACGAGAACCCCAATCTCATTTGGCGCGGCGGCTTTACCATGGTTGACGGTGCCACGACGCTGACGATCGTGCTGGTAACCAGCAGCATCTCGGGAGTAAACCTGCTGCGCGTCACACGCACTGGCGCGAGCGCGATCAGTAGCACGCACGATTTGGACAATCCACCAGGACCGCCACAAACGATCACGATTGATATCACCCCGGCAAATTACAGCAATGGGCAGATTGTCCTTGTGGACATTGAGTTGTATAACGCCGCCGGTGGAGCGTCGGAGAATTGGGGAGACATTGAGATCCGCGAAGTATCACTGACGCCTATCAGCATCAGCGATACCTGGCCGGGGGTGCCTACGTTTGGCGCGATTAGTGCCGCGAATCTCAACCAACTGGCCAATGCGATCGACTGGCTCACCCTGCGCATGGGCACACGCTACGATCCGCTGTTCCAGGGCGTCGTGCGGCGCTTCGGGCCGTTTTTTCAGCAGGGTGATGTGCAGTTGCGTGCGACAGTGCGTCGATCGCCTTCGCATGGCACCGTGATTGCCAGCGGCTATGTTCTACGCGAGCATCCAGGTGCGACCGAGCGCGTCACGCTCACCATTGGGCTAAACGTGGTGGCAACGTATAACGTACCAGCCGCAGTCGGGCAGCACGAGTGGACGTTGTCGACTGCACTACCGGGATCGACGGGAGATATTATCTATGTCATGGTTCAGTACGAACGGACGGCACCAGACGAGGACAACGGCGGACTGCTCGGCATCAACCGCTGGAGCGTCAACGAGATCTACACGTCGTCAGACACGACGGCTCCAGTGACGTTGGAGCAGCAGGTGGCACGACAACGTCCGTCGTTCTCGTCGTTGCAGTCGTGGCTGAACAGCCTGGCAACGATTGTTAACGCGACCTACACGCGGATCGTGACGACGAACGCGGCGCTGTGGAGCCGACAAATCTGCTACCGCGCTCGCTATGGGCGTCTTGATCAGCAGGCATGGTTTGAGCCTGGTGGCCTGGCTATGCGCTGGCGACGTGCGGGCGACGCCGTGGCCATTCGTGGCCGTGGCGTCTCGATTGGCGTGGGTGGTGCACAGTTTGAGCGGACGAACGAGGTAGGTTTCTACGAGTTCTCGAACACGCGTAGCACATCGATCATTCCGGGTGATGCTACGCAGTCGGTGCTGTGGTTTCTCGACAACGCACCTGGGCTGCCATCAGGAGCACCCTACAACCTACGTGGTGTCGATCTCTTGTATGCCGCGGAGCGGCTGAAGACGGTGGTGTAGTATGCCAACCACGGAGCGACGCACGCGACGCATCGACGAGCGATTGCCACGCACGGGCCAGGGCACGCTGATCTCGCTTGATACCGAGACGGTGCCATCGGCGGTGCCAACACCACAGCAGGTAACGGGTCTCGCCGTCGTCAGTACGTTTTTGGCCTACACCTCGATTGCACCCCAAGCTGTTGCCAACCTGCGCTGGCAGCCGATTGCTGCGCCAGAACCTGATAACTATCTGGTACAGTGGTCACTGAGTGGTAGTTTTAGTAACGCCACGACGATCCCGACAGCACGCGCCCAGACGACGGCAGCGGTGGACGGGCTGCCGCCGGGGAGTACGGTATACTTCCGTGTTGCCGCGGTGTGGCGCTCGGCACAGGGTGCATGGTCGGCATCGGTCAACTCCACCATGCCGGTCGATACCACGCCTCCTGCTGCACCAACGAGCCCAGCGGGGAACTGGTCGCCGGTGACGGGAGATCTCACGCTCACCTGGACGAACCCCACCAGTGCGAACTTCAAGGACGTGGAAGTGCGGATCTACGGGGCGAGCGGCGACATTGCGCCCAGGCGCACCGTCTACTCCACCACGGGCCGCTACGTCTATACGCTCGCCCAGAACAATCAGGACACGACCAACAACCCTGATCCGAGTCTGTATATCGAGTTTCAAGCACGGAACTATAACAACGTGCTGAGCGCCACGTCAGCGACGTTAACCACGTCATCCAGCGTACCGGGCAACGTGTCGATGGTGGCTACCCCATCAACCGACGGCAATACGGGTGCAGCAACCTGGCGCTGGAGTACTGCCACGGGTGCGAACTTCTACCGCCTAACGATCGATGGCATTGCCCGAGACGTCTACAGCACGACGTACACCTACAGCCTACAACAAAACGCATCGGAACATAGTGGGAACGCAGCAACGTCGTTGCCCTGGAACATTGTGGGTGTCAACGCGCTCGGCCAGGTATCGGCCAGTGCGACGTCAGGAACGGCGAGCTTCACGCTCCCTGGCACACCGGGAAGCCTGGCAACGGATTTTACATCGCCCGATTTGGTAGTGACATGGGCCGCATCAACCACGAACACCGCCGGGTATCGTGTCCAGTTCAACACGGCAACGGCCCGTGACATCGGCTTTACCAACACGTTCACGTACACGCTCGCACAAAACGCAGCCGATAACGGCACACCGCCCGATCCGACGGTGGACGTGAGCGTTTGGGGCGTGGATGCGTTTAATCGCACCTCAACCACTCCTGCAACAGCGGCAGCAGTTTCCCCGCTGCCGGTGGCACCCACTGCCGTCACACTCAATGGCTTCTTCTCAGCCATTACAGGCACCTGGACGCACTCGCCCACGCGCACGTTTCGACGCCATCGCTGCGTACTTGAGCGAAACGGCGTGCCAATTGTCACCGAATATACGACAACGCAATTTTTCACCACATCCGTGACGAGTAGTGGAGAATATCAGTTATTTGTTGACACCGAAGATGTGTTTGCGCAGATGAGCTCAGCTGCGTCAAGCAGCAAAATTACGCCTGTCAGTCTGTCGATCGACGAGCTACGCGCCAACGCGATCTACAGCGATAGTGTTGGTAACACCGTCACTACACTGGACGCGCTCAAGGACAACAACACGACGAGTGGCGGTGTGGCGTACAACTCCAACGCGACCTACCGCTGGACGGAGATGGCACGCAGCCTGGAGGATCGGTATAAGACACTCACGATTGGCCGGTTCTCAGTCACGAGTGGAACGACGTTCTACGTTCGTACGTTTGATGGCACCAACACCAAGTGGTTTGCGGGGCCGGTTACCGTCTCTGGAGACATGGCAACACTGACCAACGTGGCGAGCGAAGCGGCGGCACAGAGTGCTGCGGTGGATACGAACAGCTACACGACGCGCACCAGGTGGGAGTTGCCGACCATCGAAGAGGCGGTGAACATCCGGCTGTTCCACCGCAACACGAGCAGCAACTACGTGCTCTACGAGTTCTACCCGCGCCGCCTGGTGCAGTCGGACGACATCCAGGCGGAGAGTATTTTAGCGATCAACATTGCCGCGGGCACGATTACCGCGGCACAGATTGCCGCGGGCACGATTACCGGCAACAACATCTCGTCTTCTACCACGATTACCGCCGGAAGCGGCAATGCGATCGCCGTATTGAATGGCGCATCGGGCATCCTCACGGACGGCACCAGCGAGCTCACGGACGCAAACGGCACACCTATTCGCGGGAACACGTGGCGGATCTACGCAGGAAACGCGGATCCCAATATTGCGCCGTTTCGTGTAGAGGCTAATGGAAGTGTGATAGCAGGTAATGCGACGATTATTTCTGGTGATGGTTCAGTTCAACTAGATGATAAAGGTTTAAAATTAATTGGCGATACATTACTAGGAAAACAAACTGTTACGTTTGCTAACACCAGTAATGATACTATTGCAACAATATCTTCGTTTTTTAACCCAGCTGGCATACCACCTGAAGCATCTCTTGATATTTCCACTGGTGATGCTGGTGCGATTCAAATTATGAAGTTGAGTACAGGGAATACATATATAGACATGGGCACTATTTACGGTATAACTCTAAACACTGGAGGTACACAAAATTTAGATTTTAATACCAATAATACTCAGCGTATGGTCATTGACTATCAAGGAAATATTAGTATTAGCAACAATAGTTTTGTTTCTATTCCCGCTACAAGCGAATATCGCGTAGGCACAAATAACGTCGTTAAAGCTCGTATCACCGGCTGGGGCGCTCCCTCAGGCACACCGACACGTACGACGTTTGCTACTGGCAGCGTTACGCTCGTACAACTGGCCGAGCGCGTCAAGGCGCTCATCGACGATCTCACAACCCACGGGCTCATTGGCCCCACACCACCATAGGAGTAACGCATATGACGGTAAACATCAACGCGGCGAACATCACGAGCATCCGGCTCGCTGAGCAGTCTGTCGATCCTGGAACCCCGGCGAGCGGCTTTGCGTCACTCTTCGTCGATACCAACGGCGATCTAGCAACCGTCAAAGACAACACGGGTGGCATCAAGATCGCCACGTCGCCAGCGAGCGGAGACTGGATACTCACCGTCGATGGCACGGGAACGGCGGCCAGGCTGAACGCCAACAACGTGTTCACGGGCACGGCGCAGTTCGCCACCACGATCGGCGTCGGCGGCGCTACGCCGTCAGCGAGCGGATCGGGTGTGACGTTTCCAGCGGCTCAATCGGCGTCTACCAACGCTAACACGTTGGACGACTACGAAGAGGGCACGTGGACGCCGGTGTTGGAGGGAGCGACTACGCCTGGAAGCGGCACCTACACCGTGCAATTTGGATCGTATACCAAAATTGGCAGATACGTCTTTTTTGAAATCAACTTGGCATGCAGCACACATACTCGTAACGGATTAGACAACGTGCGTGTTACACTACCAATTACTGTTGTGTCCGGATCCAATGGTGGTGCAGGATCCGGGTTTACGGGCGACATTGATCTGGCAGCCGGAACCACCGCGGTTGCACTGCAAGCCTCCGGCGGTACGAGTCTGTTGGGTGTATTTTCCTATGGCGACAATGTTGCTTCAGCCAACATTACCGATTTTATTGGTGCTTATACGTTAAGTGGATTTTATCGAGCATAGGAGGTAGAGCATGGCACTCATCGAACAAACCTACATCAGTCAATTTGACGTACGCAAAGATGGACAGATTTTAGTGCGAAAAACGACGGAGGTACTTCGCGACGACGTCGTGATTGCCACCACCTACTGGCGCTGCGTGCTCCGGCCCAACGACCCCAACGCTCAGGCCGTGCTGGGTGCCGAGCCGTTTTTCCTAGATCAGGCACAGCACGCTTGGGCCAACCTGCCGGAGTCTGGCAATGCGTGAGCGTATCGCACAGCGAGCGGCTGAGCTGCGGCGCCAGGCTGAGGAGACGAAGCGCAACGCGGAGATGCAGATCACCGCGTTGCTCACCGCCGCTGCCGAGCTCGAAAAGCTCTTGGAGGCTCCAGAGCCGCCACAAGAGCCGCAGGGATACTGAGACACGGCGAAGCCCCTGGGAACGCTCCCAGGGGCTTTTTTGCGCGTCGTGGGCCTATTGTGGAATGGCTCTGCTTAGCAACTCGTTGGCCACTTCCGATCGCGTGACGCCGCGCTCGGCGGCCAACTTGTCGACCTGCTTCAGGATATCCTCGCGGATCGTCATGCAGACGCTCACGCGCCGCGGTTGGCCGTCGGCGAACGGCGGGCGACCGCGCTTAGTAGCGTTCGTTGTCACGGTGTTGGTACTCCTCGCCTAACTCGTGGCAGCGCCACACGCCGCCGTAGTTAGTCACGGCTCCGCGCTTGGCGTGGCACTCGGTGAGAGCCTGGCACAGCTCGCGCACCTCCGCCAGCGTCCGACAGTGATAGCCCTTCGCCCCGTAGGGCGAGTCCGCGGCGACGAACCACACCTTAGAACCGTCGCCCAGGGTACGGCGCGTGAGGTGGTATCCCACGCGCCGCAGGCGGTCGTCAAGCGTCATGACAGACGCTCCTGCTGCACGCGGGCCAACTCAACCAGCGCCTCGGCGATGCCGTAGTGGTACCACTCAGGCACCACGATGCTCGTCATGTGCGCGTGCGCCTTGTTGAACGCGCCGTCATGGTCGATCGCCGCGTTGACGACAGCACAGATTGCCGCCAGCAGCTCGGGGCTGGCCGTCCGAACGTTCTCCGGGGTGATGTGGTTCATATCTCACTCCTCCTCCACGCCCACCGCGGCCACTTGCCACGGGCCAGGGACTCTACCCTGGAGCGGGCTTGCGCCCGCTGCACGACTGGAGGGGCTAGCGCGTACAGGCGAGGATCCAGTTGGCAATTGCCCGATTGGTGGAGGTGTGCAGCCAAGCACGATGGTTGGGATCGCCCCAATCGGCGTGGCAGAACGTATCAACGAACTTATCGGACATATCGAGCAGCTCGGCAATCTCGCTGATGCGCAACTCGCTCAGCGGCTCCAGATCGGCAGCTTGCGCGGCCTCTTTCTCAGCCTCAGTCTCTTCTACAGAAACGGGCCAATACATTGCCACCGCGTCCAGGCGCTCGCACGCAGCGGCGAACTCCTCGGCGTCATTCTCCGCGACGTTGAACACGAACTTCTGTACCTCCGCGTAGATCGGGTGCATCGTAACGTCGCCCTTCGAAACCACGGTGCCCGGCAGCTCGATAACGTCGTCCGTCAAATGCGAGTGAACCAATACGTTGTACTGCATCTCGGTGTTCTCCTCTTGCTCTCCACGCCCACCGCCACGTTGGCGGCGCTACCGACTGCTACGGTAGTGGAGGGGCCGTAGCCCCTCCCGCACGACTGGAGGCTAAAACAGGCTCTCGCCGCTAGCCAGGTACTCGTCGATGGCCTTCTGCGCAGAAGCTACACGCTCCTCCGACTGGACAATCGCCTCGTGCGCGTCCCAGTACCACCGCTCCAGGTAGGCGATCGCGGCGTTGTCGAGCATCGCGGGCGTCACGTCGTTGCGGAGAATGGCGTTGGCAACGTAGGTGCTGAGTCCGGCGGCGGCGACACGGGCCTTGAGTTCGGCGTTGAGCTGATTGATAGTCATTGCGGTGTCTCCTGTTGCTACTAGCGGCTATCCCTCCCGTGAATTACTATATCATACTAACTATAGCTTGTGAAGTAGGCAAAATGGGCAATTTTGGAGCAATTTTAGCCTAGTCGTCGAGGTGTTCGAACACCAGGCAATCCTGGAGCCACCGCAACCGGCTGAGCGTCACGCGGCGCAGGCGCTTGGTGCCATCATCGTGCTGATACAGCCAGCCCCTACGATTGGGGTAGGGGTGCGAGTTGTCGTAGCGCTCCTGGAGGCGCTGTTGCGCGTTGAGCAGATGCTCGGAGATACGTTCGTTCATCGCAGGTTGCCCCTCCGTGGCAGCATGTGGGCCGGTTGCCACTGGGCGACCGTCGCGTTGTAGCGCGTGCCAGGCTGGTAGCGCTGCGCCGTGCCCTCGGTTCGGTGGAACGAGATGGAGCCCACACGAGAGCCGACGGGGATCAGGATGGTGCGCTGGTGCGGGTTGACAATCTCCAACGTCCACCGCGTGCAGTACCCTTCATCGCCTTGCCCTGCGTTCGCGGTACAGACGCTTAGGCCCCACCGTGCCAGGGTTGAGCGCGTGTGCAGCATCGGCACGATGCCAGATCCGTCCGCCGTGCCGATGTATTCCCGCGTGTGCGTCAGGATCGTGGACTGCGCGGGCAGCCAGATGTAGCCATCGATCGCGTCCCAGGCCTCGAACCACTCAGCAGGATCGGCGGTGCTGATATCGAGTGGTTCGAGCTCGTGCTCCGCGTCTTCCGGATCGAACAACCAGGCGTGTTGCCCAAGCGTGATGTCGATGTGTGCACCCTCGATCCGCGCCGGTGGCGGCACGCAGATGATGGCACCGTCGTCGAGTGCGGCGCGGATGGCGGATGTGGCAAGCATTTAGAACTCCTCCGTGATAATCCAATGGTGCTCAATCGTCTCCAACCACGCGCAGAACTCCCGCCACTCGCCTTCGCGGTGGCTCTTCCGTGCGTGGTACATGGCCCTGGCGGCCTGATAGTTGGTGGCAATGGTGCGCCGGTAGATCCACCCGGCTGGCACCAACTGGAGTAATCCACGCCACTCGGTAGCCTGGGGCCCTTTACGCTTCCCCGCCTCAACCCATCGCTCGCGCTGTCCGTTGAGGAGATCGAGGTACTGTTCGCGGACGTCCTCGGGCACGTCACTCAGATCGATATGCTCCTCCGTGATTGGTTGGCGGCCTAGCGTGTGCATCTGACTCGTGCTGTTCGTGCTCACATCGTCCGGGCCGATGGAGAGAATCTCGTTGGGCCTGTTTTTGTCTACGCCAACGCGGTACTGATCCAGTTGTCGCCACCAGTAATCCGGTGCGGTGACGGTAGCGATCAGAAAAAACTGCCTAGACGCCTTGGCATGATCCGGCCCCGCCTTGAGCAACTGGCGGAGCAACTGCTTATCTTTCGCACCAAACACCCAATCACCGTACGGGCTGATGTAACTGTCGCCCTTCTCCCAACTCTCCCACGAATTGCGCATGCCGTCGATGGCAATGCGCCATTGTGTCGCCGATGGACAGGCGTAGTCGTTGATTACGAGTGCCATTGCAGGGCCCTCCTCAGCAGTTCAATGCACGCGTCCGGCTCCTTCTCGACCTGCTGCGTGCTGAACCGCAGCACGCGCCAGCCGTCGGCTGCGGCGTGGTTGAGCTTTTCTCGGTCGCTGTCTCGATTATGCCGCCCACCGCCTGCCACCCACTGCCCGCCATCAATTTCGACTGCTACGCGATGCGATGGTGACGGCCACGCGTAGTCGAAACGCCACTTGCGCGTAGCGTGAAAGCGGTGCTCTTTGACAGGTTCCGGAATGTCCGGGTTGGCTCGCAGCATGAGATCAAACATCACTCGGCCTCCGCATCATACGCGCATAGCGATCGTATTTCGCCTGGTCACGGCGAGCCTTAATCAGCCGATGTAACGACGCCGCCAGACGCTCGGCCTCGGCCCAGTGATCGTCGGCCATCGTTTCGATCGTTGCCCGGCCTGTTGCGTGGCGCAGAGCGCCGAGGAGGCGAAGGGTGGGTTTGTCTCTGTCCATAGGGGCGTTGCTCCTTAATCGCTCGTTCGAGTTCGTCTCTGCGAACGACGCAATAGTTTCGGTAGGGATAGTAGCAGGATAGCCAGCCCTGGGTGCGCCAGTTGAACGTCGCCGACATGCCGAGGCACAACTGCTCAGCCACCTGCGCCATGTTCAGCCACTCTTCGCGGCTCCACTGCTCACGCAGGTAGGCGACAAGCTCGGGATCGGTAACGGTGGCCAGGCTCACGAGGTGCTGATGCTCAGGGCGTCCGAGCCAGTGCCAGAGATCGGTTGAGTGAATGACGTGAAACCGGCGGCTCCGCGTCTCGTGGATGATCGCTGGGAGCGCCATGTAACGCACCCAGTTGCGCACCGTCTGATCACTGACGCCTAGCAGCTGGCCCACCGCTCGCGCCGTGAGCATTTCCGGACTGGCGCGGCGAATGATGGAGCCGTTCCCGCGCAGGGTGCGCAACCGGTCGCGGATCGATTTGCTGCTGCGCTTGAGGATCTGGCGCATGCGCTTGATAGTAGTGCTGCTCTCGGCCAGTTCGATGATGAGCGTGTCGTCACGCTCGCTCCAGGGTTGGCGCTCGTTCTGGTGACGACGTGGATACTGCACGACGCTGTCCATATTGCGCGTGATGTACGCGTTGACTGACGACCGCGTCCGGCCCAGGCGCTGGGCAATCTCCGCGATGCTTCGCCGTTTACGGCGCATCGCGTTGAGGAGTTCAAGCTCGTCGGCTGTCCACTCGCGCCTTCGCGGTGCCGCGCTTCGCTCGGTTGAGATGGGGTGGGACAAAAGTGTTGAGTTCATCTTCATGCACCAGGGTGTGTCCATGCATTGGATTACAGTTGTGTAGTCGTCTGTGCTTGAGCCATCCCTCCACGGTGCCCTTGGCGACCGTGTAGCGTTCGGCGATCTGGGCAATCGTGAGATATGGGTTGTGCGCGGTGCGCTGCACGTCGCGCAGATAGTCGCGCAGGGACGCGTCGGTGACGAGTTCAACCTGGTAGCGGTGCCAGTTGAGTGGGTCGGCGAGCCAATCGATCAGATCGAGGCGACCCACTCGGTAGTGGGTGTATCGAGCGTCCTTATCGACCACTTTGCGGTGTGGCAGGTTGGCTGCTTCCATCCAGCGGATGACGCTCTCTGGCGATCGATCGAGTAGGCGTGCAATGCCGTTCGCGGTGTGTACGCCCTGCGGGCGGTGCACCCGGCGGATGCGCAACTTGCGCATACGTCGATGAATCCCGCTGCGTGGCCGTCCGAGCACGCGCATGATCTGCGTGAGTGGCGCACCCCGATCGCAGAGCGCGATCAGGGTGCTATCCTCCAGTGGTGTCCAGTGTCTCCCCGGCATGGCGCTCCTCCTACTTGCGGATCGACATGGGCATGATGATGTGAATGAGGCCCGAGGCCCGGAACACGACGGGCGAACTGGCGCCGCCGGTGCCCAGGGTGTACTGCTGCGGCAGCGTGGGGAGCAGTTCCAGGAGATACCCCACGTTCACGGCGGTAGTAACCGGCGGCCCCGAGTGGCCGTAGCCGGTGACGTGCACCTCCGCCTCTCCCGTCTCGGATTTGGTCGTTGAGACGGTGACGTTGGTGCCATCAATGCGCAGGTGCATCGGCGTGCCCTGCTCGTTCGCCATGAGCACCCGCACCACTTCAGCGGCCCGACGCAGCGCCCCGGGATCGTTGAGATCGATGCGCGTGGCGTCCTGCTGCGGGATGATACGCGTGACGTCCGGGTATTGGCCTTCGATCATGCGGCTTGACAGTGCGGTATCCTCGGTCAGCGCGACGATCTGATTACGCCCGGGTGTCACACCCAGGCTGATCGTCTCACCGCGTAACTTCGCGATCTCTCGCAGTGCCACGCCGGGGATCAAGAGCGGCTCGCCGAGGTACTCGGGAACGCTCAGTGCCGTCTTGGCGTGGTACTGCGCCAGGCGGTAGCCGTCGGCTGCCGTCATGGTGTATCCGTCCGAGCGCAGCGCCAGGTGTACGGCCTGCAACACCGGCCTGGCGTCGTCAGGCGACGCACAGAACGCAACGCTCCGGATACCGGCCTGGAACTGCGCCATCGGGATCGATACGAACTCCTCCACGACGTCACGAGCGGTAGGGACGCTGGGGAACTCGTCCGCGTCGATGCCGTTAATGCTCGTTTTGAAGTTGATACCGCCCAGGCGCAGGGTTGAGCGCTCCAGGTTGGCTTCCATCGTCACGTCGCCGCCTGGGAGCTTGGCGATGATCTCGCTGAGCGTCTTGGCCGGTACCGTGAGTGCCCAGTAGCCTCCGTCGGCGGGGAGTGTCACGCGGTGAGCAATGCCAATCGCCAGATCAGTAGCGGTGAGCGTGAGCGTGGTGCCATCGACACGAAGGTGCACGTTGTTCAGCACCGTCAGGCTGCTCTTGCCGGGTACGGCGGGCATAATCGTTTTGAGCGCAGTGGCCAAGGTGTTGGTGTGGATCGTGGTAGTCACTTCGTAGCTCCTGCTAGGCGCTGGCGCAACTCGGCCAGCTCGGCAGCGATCTGCTGTCGTTTGTCGTCGGTCAGTTTGCCAATCTGGCGCAGCGCTTCACGGTAGATCTCCAGCTCGTAGATGCGATCTGCGATGTAGCCGGGCGTCTTAGGGAGATACTTCACGATGCCACCTCCCGGAACAGCTCCGCGGGCAGTCGCAGCGCGGGCGTCTTACCCTGCGACGCCAAGAACAGCGCGGTATTAACAATGTTCACCAGCGCCTCGGCGATGTCCGGCGTCACGCACTCGATAATGGCGATGCCGTCGATGTTCTCGATGGACGATGCCCTAACGTAGGGCAGTTTGAGGTACGGGATGTCGGTCATTTCGCTCCTCCTGTTTGCATCAATTGCCACCCAAGATCCGCGTGCTCGGGGGCGCTTGCGGGCCATTGGTAGAGATGAGCCTTGAGCCCTGCGTCACGCAGCAACGTACAGAGTTGTGGGCCGCGTGGTTGTGGTGGCGTCGGTGCTGCCATGGTGGTTTGTCGCTCAGCACGACGGCGCTGCATTTCCTGTTGCCATCGCTCTGTCCACTCCTCCTGATGCGCTGGCGAGCCGTTTCCGGAGAGATCGTGGTCAAACCACACAACCACACGACGCGGGGAGCGTTTCACGAGCGCATCAATCCACTCCTGCTGCCAGGTGATGCCACCACCTGCCACGAAGGCGACGTGTGGGAGTTGTTGTGCCCCAAGGATGCGGTCAGCCAGGCTCTCACACCACACGACGTCCTGCCCGGGCTGCACGTCCTCCACACCACATAGCCACGTCTCGGAGCCGGTAGCACTAATCCACTTCGGCCCGTCGTCCTGCTTATGCCACGCACGGCCACGCACCCCGATGATGACGCCTTCGCGCACGATCGGGATGAGCAGCCGTGGGTATCGCGCCGGTATCCATTGTTGGTTGGCGTCCGACCAGAACGTGAGCCGCTCCACGGCCAGTCCGTAGCGCTGCACCGTCTCGCGGCTGTACGGTCGATACGATTGCCACGCCTGCCACGTCGCTTCGATACGAGTGACCTGGAACGCCTGCCAGCGCTGCCAGTTATCAGGTGTTGACCACGGTGGCTCTGGGGCCACCATTGCTGCCGTAGTGGGCGTGTCACGCGTAGGGTCGTAGTCCGTGCCGATGTCACGAGACAGTTGCAGGAGACTGGCTCGGTAGTTGCACGACCAGCAGATAGCACCGCGCCCTCGGCCTGGCATGTCGTACAAATAAAAGTGATAGGCCGGTGCGCGTTTCCGAATGGCAGCAGCACCGCACCGCGGACAGTCCGCGTGCCACCGGCCCTGTCGATCCTGCGTAGCCTGGAGCTGCATTGCCAACTGCTCAAGCATGGTGGTCATACGTCGGCCCTTCCCAGCGCGTCAAGCGCCTGGTAGTGCGTGATGGCCTGCGCCGCTTCTCCTGCCGTCATCAGCCGAATAGCTGCGAGCTTGAGATGGCCACGTGCCAACCTGGCCAGGTAGGACGCCTGCTTCTCGCTGATCATGCGACCGCGCCAGCTCGTGCCACGGTTCATCAGCGCCTCAATGCCCCACTTCTCGGCAATGGCTTCGGCACGTGCGTAGATGTCTGTCGCTTCGATGCGGTGTACTTTCCATGGCCCGTAGCGGCCAGTGTCGTCCGGCTGCGGGCAGCGAATGAGTCCGTACAGCTGCTCGTTGCGCACGGCCAGGATGCGCTCGTTGTTGTCCCGACCGCGGCCCAGGCCAACCGTCAGGATGTCGTCACTACCCCGTGTGCCACGCGGCGGGTACCACGCGAGTGTGGATGCCTGGAGGTAGTCAATTTGACGTGCGACGATCTCTAGTGGCGTGCCGCTGGCGTCGATGCGTTCGCCGTCAAACGTAAAGCCCACCTGCACCGCGCCCTCTTCGGCCTCGTCTTCTGCCAGTTCGCGAATGGCCTTGGCCTGCTCCTTCGGGATGCCGAGCACGTCACCCGCCATGACAATGTTTCGGGCGTCAGCCGGAATGAAGTCGAGGATCAGACAATCTTCGCCGGGTTCTGCACGCCCACGTGCAGGGCGCAGCCCGCGGCCCATGCACTGCACGTAGAGCCCGTCCGAGCGCGTCGGGCGACACATCAGGATGCACGACGTGCCGGGAGCATCAAACCCCTCGGTGAGTACCTGACAGTTCGTGAGCCCGTCTAACTCGCCTTTGCGGTAGGCGGCCAGGATCGACGCCCGCTCCTCTAGTGGCGTGGTGCCGTCGATCGCCTTGACACGCAACCCGGCCTCTACGAACGCTTCGGCCAGCTTGTGTGCACCATCGACGGTGACCGTGAACGCGATAAACCGACGCCCTGCCGCATACTGCTGATAGCTCTGCACCACGAGGCGGCGCATGCTCTCGGTTTCGACAGCATCTGCCAGTTCCGAGGCGACGTAATCACCAGCTCGGGTGTGCACACCGCTCAGCGAGACGGCAGTGCTAACACCCAACCAGCGGGGCTTCACCAACCAGCCCTGGCGCACCAGATCGGCAATACTGATACGGTCGGCGACGCTGGTGTACACCTTCCGTAGTCCGTCGCCGTCTGCCCGCATCGGCGTAGCCGTCACGCCCAGGTGCAAGAGGTTGGGGTTCGCCTCCAGCAGTTGGCTGCGCAGCCGCAGGTAGCCACCAGCTACCACGTGATGAGCTTCGTCGGTGATGAGATGCGTAATCGGCCCGTGGCGGAGCAGTTCCGTCGTGCGGCGCTCGTTCATGGACTGCACGGTTGCCACGGTCAGTTGGCGGTCGGTGTCGCACCGGCCCTGCGTAATCACGCCAACCCGTGGACGATCAATCGAGCCATTCAGTAGCCACTGCGCGTTCATCAGTTTGATGCGCTCAATCGGCTGTTCAATCAGTTCACGCCGATGGGCAATGACCAGTGCGCGGGCGTCGGGATCGACGTCCAGCGCGTCCATGCCAATCGACAGATACATTTGGGTTTTACCGGCTCCCGTCGCCGCAACGAGTAGCGTCTCGTGGTGGCCTGATTGCCACTGCTCGTAGACGTTGTGAATGGCTCGTTGTTGGTAGTCACGTAGCATAGGTGCCTCCTGTTCACTCCTCACGGGTAGTATACCGTATGCTACGCATTTTGTCAAAGTGTATCAGTGTGGTATAATGGGGGCACGTTGTTCTGTGACAGGAGTACAATCATGAGAGAGAACGAACGCAAGGCGGTGTTGTTTCGGATGCCACACGATCGCTATCAGCTGGTGTGTCAGCTGGCCAGGAGCGAGTATCGGAGTGTCAATCAGCAACTGCTGATGCTCATCGACGAGGCGCTGAGTGCGAAGCGGGCCACCGTGTCGGAGGCTCCAAATGAGGAGTGTACGCCATAACGAGCGCCGAATATTGATCTTCAATCTCTATATATATTAAGATTGGAGATCAATATTCCCGGCTGGAAATGCTTTACATGGTAACGCGAAGCGCCAGAGGCGGCTTGCCGCGTCCGGTGCTGGGTGCTGTTCCGATGGTGGTGTGTGGGATCTGCTGAGAGAGGGAGGTGAGCCAACGTCTCGCTGCGGCGGCCTGAATGTTCGCGTGGGCGGCCAACTCAGGTGTCGTGATGATACCACGCTCGGCCAATGTCTGCAACACCCAATCGCGTACCCGCAACCAGCGGTAGACGTCCACGCCTGGCGGAGCGCCAAATAGATCAGAAGTTTGCACCAGTTTGGTGACAATGCCACGCAAGGGTATTGACGTGAGCAGGTAGACGTCCACCTGGCGACGGAGTGGACGCGCTCGGTAGAGTGTCTGAATGAGTTCGGCGTCACGCTGCTGTTCGAGGAGCAGTTGCAGATCGGCGTCCGACCAGAACCCGGCGACAGGAATGGCAAACGGCTGGCCATCGTAGGCAACCTCGCGTGTCGTCCACTCCGCGTTGAACGGCGGAGTAATGCGCGTATCAAACAGCATTGCCGCAGTCTGCACAATGGCGTGCGTTGGCGGTTGTGGCGTGCCCACGACGACGAGCGCGTCGCACTGCTCGTATCGGTTCGTGCCACGCTCAGCCCCGAAGTGACCGTCAGCGCCAAGCGCGTCTTTTGCCGCTTTGTAGGTGATCGTAACGAGGTTCTCGTACGGCTTTCCACCTGGGGCAAACGGACGCTCGCGGATAGCGTCGATCTGCTGCCTGATGCGCTGGAGCTTCGCGTCGTCGCCGTCTTCGACCTTCATGGCTGAGCGGTTGTTGATCGACGTCGCCACCTGGTATACCGTACCCGTCAGTGGTACCACAGGCCGCACCTCCTCCACGGGCATGCAGAGGATCTGCTCGTAGAGCCTGGCGTCGCCCGTGCCGTCACACCAGATAATGTGCCTCGGCAGCTTGCGCTGTGGTGGCCTGCGTCGCATCAGCAGCGTGAGACCACGCTTATCAATGATGATGCGTGCCACGTACGGCGTGTTATTTAGCGCTGCCGTCGCCTCTTGCTCCAGGAGTGACAGCAGATACGGCAGGTAGTTGTACGGTTGCCGCTCCACGTCGTTGGGGTCGCGAAGATCGGGCGCATCGGTGTCCACACCTGGGCGAAGCAAGCTATGCGCACGGCAGAACGCCAGGGCCTCGACGGCACCTCCTAGCGCGTTCAGCACGGAAACACCACTCCAGTGGTGCGCATCGTCGGGAGGTTTGGCAGTGGTCAGCGAACGCAACGTCCAGAGTGCTCGGCTGATATCCGGTGCCGTGGTGTCCATGGTAATCTCCGCCGCGGGGATCGTCCAGGCTCGTGTCAATGCACCAATGGGCAGCTCATCACCAATCAGTAACGACGCCTCCTCCATCAGTGGGTGGCCGAGAAACACGTGCTGGTGTTGGACGTAGAGGATCGGCTCGCGCCGGTTGCGCTGCTGGTGATATGGGCATTGCGTGTTGAGGTAGCTGTAGCCACAGATGCGCTCGTTGCGGCACATCGTCATAGCCTCATACCCGCGCTGCAACCACGCTGCCATCTGCGGAGCCCAACGGCAGGTTTCTTCACGCTGCTCGTCGCCTTTTTGTCGTGGCATCCAGTGGTACCACCAGGCGGGACGCTGTGCTTTGTCGATCACGTCGTCATAGAGATCGTGCCGAGGGCCAGCGTAGAGCACGCGACGCCCCGACGCCGCCACCTGCTCAGCCACGTGCACCATGGCCGTCGTTTTGCCTGATCCTGGTGGGAGGGCAAGCAGCAGGGCACGCTGGGGATCGGGATCGGCGAGGTAGCGCTGTACGGCTGCGTCGATGATGCCAGGGAGCTGATCCAGTGGCGTATAGTCTGGCAGCTCGCCAACCGGCGCAGAGCGCAGCTTGCGCTGCATCTCATACGCGGGTCGTGCAGGCTCGTCGTCTGGCAACGACGCCAGATATTCCTCAACGACGTGTGTCATGTGGTATAATCATCTTCGTTGGCGCGGATGGGGAAACAAGCCAGGTACCGCTGATCTCGGTACCTGGCTTTCATTCTACCGCCAATTACGCGACGCTCTGATCGAGTTGCACCGCGTGGATCATCTCGCGGAGCGTGTCGGCAATGGCCCGCAGCTGCTCCACCGAACTGGAAGCAATCTGCTCTTTGGTCGGCAGGTCACTCACCCCGGCGCTCTTGGCCTCGCGGTACAGTCCGCGCAACTCGGTAATCAGCACCTGGCGCTCGTCCTGCTCAACCACCTCACCAGTCAACACGTTCACGGGTGGCGCAGGCGGCAGCATCGGCCCCTCCGTCTCCATCTCGTCAGGAGTGTAGACCGGTCCGGCGAAGATGTCAGGACAAAACCACCTGGCCCCGTTCGACATGGCACGAGCAAAGAGCATGTTTCTGGGTGATTTCTTCCAGGGATCCGAAGAGCCCCACAGCCCCGCGGCCTTGGCGTCGTCAGCCGTATAGCTGCTGACACCAATGCTCTGGCCGCTCTCGTAAAACTCCACGACGACGGCGTCATTCGTCATCGTCGTCACGCGGTAGTTGTACCGCCCCGAGCGCTTAATCTGAGCAGCCATCAGGTTCGCACTCATCGTCACGCGCCCTTTGACAATGTAGATGCCCGTCATCGACGCAATCGGCCCGAGGCCAAGCTCCTGGCCAGCGAGCACTTTCACGGCAGCCTGTGCCGCATCTCGTGTGTCGTTGAAGTAGCCAGAAGCCGCCAGGGTTTTGCCCAGCGTCAGAACCTCATCCAGCCCGGCGTTTGGTCGTACGATGATGTCAGTCATTACACTCACTCCTTGCATAATCACGGCTAACGTGATAGCATTATATAGCACGTTAGCTCGGGTGTCAAACGGGGAATATTGATCTTCAACCTATATATATATTAAGGTCAGAGATCAATATTCGCCGCCAATAGTCGCTGTCTGTTTCGTCGCCCAGGCCCGTCGTTCTGAGGAATATGGATCAGACCCCTATAAATATATCTATAGGACTGTGATCCATATTCGCCGCGTCAACCCTATCACGAGGATTGTATGGATCGCCCTATTCCGCTCACTGTCCGGTACGCCTATCACGAGTCCAGCCAGTTCTTCCCCACGGCCCTTCAGCAATTCCAGTTCTTCGATAAGTATTCGCGCTTCAACTACGAGCTCGGTCGGCGCGAGACGTGGGTTGAGACGGTGGATCGCGCCGTTGACTTCCTGCGCGAGCTGTCCCAAAACCGGCTGCCAGACAGCACCTACGAGCGCATTGCTCAGTCAATCCGCGAGATGCGCGTGATGCCATCGATGCGCCTACTCGCCATGGCAGGCCCGGCGGCACGGCGCAACAACCTGGCGATCTACAATTGCGCCTACATGGCCGTGGATAGCCTAGATGCGTTCGTCGAAGCGCTGATTATCTCCATGAGCGGCTGTGGCGTCGGTTACTCGGTCGAGCGCCACTACGTCGCGAAGCTGCCGCACGTGCTTCCGCAGCGCGGGTTGTTCGCCCATACGCACGTCGTGGAGGATACGACGGAGGGTTGGGCCGCGGCGCTGCGCGTGGGTATTGAAACGTGGTTCGCCGGTGGTGACGTTCAGTTCGATCTGAGCCTCGTGCGCCCAGCTGGTACGCCGCTGCGTATCAAGGGCGGTCGTGCGAGTGGCCCTGAGCCGCTGCGTGCGATGCTCGCGTTCGTGCGCGGTCGCATCCTGGCACGACAGGGTGGGTGGCTGCGCCCGATCGACGCGCATGACATCATGTGCTCGGTGGGCAACGCGGCGGTGAGCGGTGGCGTCAGGCGTACGGCACTCATTAGTCTGTTCTCCGCCGGTGATCAGGAGATGTTGGAGTGCAAGAGTGGCGACAACCTCGTCGGCAACGAGCAAAGGTGGAACGCGAACAACTCAGTCGTCTGGGCCGAAGAGCCGACGTGGGAACAGTTCGAGGATCAGTTCGACGAGATGGTACGCTCAGGGCGCGGGGAGCCTGGGTTCTTCAGCCGCGTGGCGGCGAACGACTGGCGACCGGAGCGACGAAAACCGGCGGAGTTTGGGACCAATCCGTTAACCCTAGCGGCATAGCGTGGCGACACACTATGAAAACCCTGAATAACGGAGGAAGCCCAGGCGTGGGTAACTCCGTCGCACAGCCCTCACGGGAAGGCGCGAACGAGCAACAAGGGGCATCTCGAACGAGATGGTGATGTGCTCTGACCTGCACCCATAACGCTACAGGAAGGTGCAGACTGTGGCAGAAATGACCACAGGATACCGCACAGCGGTAGGCTAACAGACGTGGTGGTGAGATTGCCCTCCGCTCGATGCAACTGTGCAACCTCAGCGCGGCCATTGCACGCGCCGAGGACACCTACGACGACATGGCGGACAAAGTGGAGGTGGCAACGATCATCGGCACCATTCAGTCGATGGCAACCCACTTCCCTGGCCTGCGTCCCGAGTGGCAGCGCAACTGTGAAGAGGAGCGCTTGCTCGGTGTCGATATCACCGGCCAGATGGACGCGCCCCACATCCTCGTCTGGCAGGAAGAGCTGCGACGTGTTGCGCAGTTTGTCAACGCACGTTACGCCAAGCAGCTCGGTATCAACCCCTCCGCGGCGATCACCTGTGTCAAGCCCAGCGGCAACACGTCGCAACTCGTGAACTGTTCGTCAGGCTTGCATGCTCGCTGGGCACCCTACTACGTCCGCAACGTGCGGGTAGGTGCTCATTCGCCGATCTACCACGTACTGCGTGACGCCGGTGCCCCAATGGTGCCCGAGAACGGCCAGACGGCAGAGAACGCGACCACCTGGGTGGCGCAGTTCCCCGTGCGCTCGCCGGAGGGTGCCATCACGCGGAATGACCATAGCGCCATTGAGCAGTGTGACATTTGGCTTCAGAACAAAATGGCGTGGACTGAACATAATCCGAGTTGCACAGTGACCTATCGCCCGCACGAGGTGGAGGAGTTGCGCGACTGGGTGTGGGACAACCGTCACTCGCTCGGCGGCATGTCGTTCCTCCCGGCGTCGGACGCCATGTACGACAATATGCCCTACGTGGAGATCGACCGCGAGGAGTATGAGCGGCGTGTTGCCGAGTTCCCCGAGATCGACTTCTCGCGCATCTACCACTACGAGCAGACGGATCTCACCAACGCGGCTCAGGAGCTCGCGTGTGTCGCAGGGCTGTGCGAGGTGTAGCCCTGTGAGCCTCTAGGCGGGCTCAGGACGCACGGAACGGACGCGGTGGTACGTTTGGACGGCAAGAGAAAAGCCCCGGGTTTCCCCGGGGCTTTGTCGTGTCACTTTCCTTGTCGGCTGCGCTCTTCTTCCCACTCCCTAGCCACCCAACCCGGCGCCGGGTGGCAGTGCGGATCCTCATTGCACTGCCGCCACGCCTCCTCCTGACTGATCGGCGCAGGGGCACAGGCGAGCAGGAGGGCGAGGAGCAACCCGGCGAGCAGGACGGTGACGGTGCGCTTCTTAGATGTCGTCATGGCGCACCTCCGGCTTCCACTCCACCAACACCGCCTCCAGATCGCCCAACGTCACGAGCGTGTCACCCTGCTGCGACGCCCCACGAACTCCGCCCTTCGGCCTCACGGCTAGGCCCACGGTGTCGCCCGTCCAGAAGCCACGCTCGGCCTCGGGCAGCGTCGGGCACAGCTCCCGAAGCACGCTCACCGTCACGGGATGCCCGCACAAGTTGCGCGTGACACCGCGGAGAAACCCGGGGAGCTGGTCGGCGTACACGGGCGTGAGTACGAGTGCACCGGCGCTAAACGCGGGTGCAACGACGGTCGAAAGCAAGGTGATCATAGTTCCATCTCCTCCTGGGGCGGGGCTCAGCACCCCGCCCGGCTACGATTGACTATCCTAGATGAACTCCACCATATCGGCGATCCACTGCCGCGCCCGCTCCAAGCGCTGCGGCGTCAGTACCAACCGCTCCGCGGCCAGCTGGCCGATCTCCCGGCAGTGCAAGGGCAGTACCACGTAGTTCTCGTTGGCGGCGAGATCTGCCGTCCACCGGCGGCCCTGGGTGTCACGCCACTCGGCGAACCGCTCGCCGCCCTTCAGCTCGACAATGTCCATGCTCTGGGGCACCCAGCCGCGCTCCTGCCACGTAGCCAGACGGATGGCAACGTCCTCAAGGTACGTTTTGTCGAGCATTTCGGCAGCACGCTTCACGAGCAGGGCAGCCGCACGGTGCCAACACGGCGCGTTCTTCGCGAACGCCTCGCACTGGCACGAGAGCGGCGACGGCGTGTAGGTGCGGTCGCTCGTGGCGCTGCCGACGCCGACGAGCTCGCTCGTGTCGCCGTCGTAGACGAGCGCGTCCTGTGCCATCAGCCACGTCGCCGCCTTCTCGATGGCCCGCTTCCAACGGCCATCGTCGCCCACGCGCTCCAGCGCGTTGTTCACGGCGGTGACGATAAACTCGGCGTCCAGTTCGACATTGCGGCGGTTGCGTCCGGTGATTGCCAGGTTCATGGTGGTTCTCCTGCTACATACTGCCCCTCACGCCATTAAATATACCATACTTATTGCGGCGCGTCAACTAGGTGATACGATTGTCTCACTTCGTTTGACACGTCACTCGTGAGACAGTATAATGCAGTCATGAAACACGTACGCAACAGGTTGAAACAGTTGGTTATGGAGCGTGGTGCAGCGAATCTCCGCTACTACGGCGTGCGCCAGATCGCACGCGAGAGTGGTGCATCACGCACCGTGGTGGATCGGCTGATGCGCAACGAGTTGCGCCGGTTGCCGATGGAAGATCTCGCTCGGCTCTGTGCCTGGCTCGACTGCGAGCCGGGCGATCTACTCAAGTTGGAGGAGGAGGACTAAATGGACGAGTGGTACGCGGTCGGTTCGTTGATTCTCGTTGGCATGGCCGTGTTGGGGTTCCTGAAGTTGATGGAGCAGTTCGTCGAGGAGGAGTAGTGGACTGGCTGCTAATCGTGGCGATTGCAACCGTGCTGATCTGCTACGTCGCGTGGCAGATCACCAATGACTGAGGAGGAGCGTATGGAGGAGAGAGCACCCATGAGCATCGGCCAGGCTGTGGCGGGCTTGGTTCTGTTCGCGTTCGTCGTCGCGTGGCTGTTCGACCGCTATAGCATCGTGGTGCAGGTGGCACCATGAACAACCGCACCGTTTCACGTCCGCTCCGCACCGCGCATATCGACGGCGCACAGGCAGCACAGGCGCTGACCATCGTGCTACGCTCGGCCATGTGGTGTCTCATCGCGCTGAGCGCGGTCGGCACACTCTACGGTGTCCTGGGACAGGCTGTGCCACTCTGGCAGCCCTGGCGGATCATCGGCGACGTGGTTGCATCACCGGCCCAGGCGGCGTTGGCGTTGGCGCTCCAACTCGGCCTGACACTCGGCCAGTGGGGCGGTATCGAGCTCGCACGCGAGGATCGGCGCATGTGGGTGGTGTATGTGGGCTCATTGTTGGCATCGGTCACATTCAACGTTGCGGCGTACTGGGAACCGCTGGTTGTGGTTGCGGGTATGCCGTGGCTGGTCGCCATCGTGCTGATTATCGGTGGCGATGTCACTCCCGAATGGCTGCTGAAGAAGTAGGAGGAGGCTTCGATGGGCGATGTCGTCTATCTCTATGCGTTGTGCGCTGCCATAGGCGTAATCGCCATCGTCTACGCCCGAGTCGTCATTCCGCTGCTCGAAGCATTTGGTGTAAGAGCGCCGCTGAAGGGCGCATTTTATGGCAAGCCCCAGCCCCAGACGACGCAGCCGGGACAGACAGACAGGCCAGACAGCCCGTCTGCTGCCCAGGAGGAGCCCGAAGCGCCGCGCAACTTGACAGAATGTGCGATACCGCCGGGCGATCGCGGTGCTCTGGTCGAAGCGCTTGTGACGAACGAGTGGGGCGTAGGACAGATCCGCGGGGTGCTGAAGGGCGACAACGGCGTTATCAGCGCTGAGGTGGCAGCCGCCAGGGAGCGCCTGGGGCTGCCTGCGGCAGCTCGAACGATTACGATTAGTCGGCACGGAGAACCTGTACAGGAGGTGGAGTTGTGAGAGAGAACGAATATTCCAAGTATTTATCGCATCTTGAGAAATATCTTCGACCACTGCTAACGCAGCTGGGCGGCGGCTGGGAGATCCATCGTATCGTGGAAGACCATGCTGCATGGTATTTCCTGGAGTGGAATAACGGCGAAATACTACACATCAACATTACCGACAGCATTACGGACTGCATTACCATCAGATTCTCACGGTTTGCGTCTTCAAGTGGCTTCATCGATCATCCACAGACGGGCGCGAAGTGGAAGCTGTCTGCATACATCGAAATGTGCATCCGAGAGGCGTGGCTAAAGAGTGGCGTCGTGACCTGTCCTGTATACCTCAACGGCGAGGAGGTGCAGTTGTGAGACTGCCAAGAGCCGAGGATCACCCGCTCTATACCAGTCATCTACTGCCGCTGTTGGGCCAACTGGGCGGCACGCTCCAGATTTGGCACGCGCACCCGAACGTGTTCTTCGTTCAGTGGTACGACGAGCTGCTGCGCGTCACGTTCGACACGTCGCACATGCCACCGAGTGCGAGCGTGTTCGTGCCGCGCTCTATGGCAAAGCGTCGTGTGCCGGAGTTGCCGACGATTGACACGCAGCACACGTGGGGCGGTCGGCTCGTGTGGCGGTTGGATCGGTTCATTCGCAATGCCATACGTACCGCGTGGCTGAAGCCGGGGATTGTGAGCCTGGCGCTGTTCAATGGCGTGGGAGTGTTGGCCGAGCTGTACGATCAGCCGGAGGAAACGCCATGAAACAGTGGAGAAGCGTCCTAGCCGTCCTACCGCTCCCGATGCTTGCCCTGGCGGCCAGCTACGGTGTTTACGAGTTCTCGCGGCTGTTCGTTCCCGCGTGGGTGGCACTGGTACAGGCTGCCGCGTTTGAGTTGACCTACGTGGGCCTCGCCGTCGTCCAGGTGCAGGCGGATCAGCGCATCCGCGCCAGGTGGATCAGCCTGGGCGCGGTCGTCGTGTCGATCTGCTACAACACCCTCGCAGGGCTGTTCCACCGCGAACCGGCGCTACTCGACGGCGCACCACTCTGGGCCAACGTTGGACTAGCGCTGCTTCACGGTGCGCCGCTCGCGTGGGTGGCGTTCCTCGTGGCGGATCTGTTGCTCCACCGCGTGCCGGACGCCGTGGCACAGCCACAGCCCGAGGTGGCACGGCTCCGTACCGCGTTGGCACAGGCTGAGCAGCGGGCGGTTCAGGCCGAAGCGCAGGCCAACGACGCCATGAAACAGTTGACGCAGGTGCCAGACGACGTGCTGCTGGAGGTGTCCGAGCGGCGCATCAGCCTGCGCGGCCTGGCGCGTGCGCTCGACATCTCGCCCAGTACGCTGAGCCGCAGGCTCAGAGATATGAGCGATGCGCCATAGATATGAGCGCGAGCATATCGAGATATGAGCGCACGAACAAGCGCCCTCCAGACGGAGGGCGCTTCGCTTTTTGCAGCCCCTTGCACGCCGTGCTAAAATTGCTCTATGAGCACAATAACGTGGTTGGGAATGACACGTAATTCATACACACCGGGGCGCACCGTGCCGATCCGCGTGCTCGTCATCCACGCGACGGCGGGGAGCTTTCCCGGAGATCGCGATTGGCTGGCGAAGGGTGGATCAATCTTCAACCCGGTCTCGGTGCACTACCTGATTGCCAAGGACGGCGCTGGGTATCAGTTCGTGCGTGAGCGCGATACGGCGTGGCACGCCGGTAAAAGCGCCTGGACAATCGACGGGACGCCGCGGGAGAACCTCAACGCGTGGTCAATCGGCATCGAGCTCAGTAACCGAAACAACGGTGTGGATCCGTACCCACAGGCGCAATTTGACGCCACGGTTGAACTGGCGCGTGACATCGTGCGTCGCTATGGCATCCCGCGCAGTCAGCTCGTGCGCCACCTCGATATCAGCCCTGGGCGCAAGACGGATCCCGTGGCGTTTCGCTGGGGCGATTTTGTGAACGCCGTCTACCAGACGAACGAACCGCGATACACCGCGGACGCGCCGATCCTCGGTGCGCCACTCGGTACGTACGAACAGGCGGTGAGCTGGTTTGTCGCACGCTCTACCCTGTATTCCCGCTTCGCTATCGAAGAGATCGTCAGTGCGTATCGACGCGTTGGGGAAGAAGTGGGTATTGACTGGTTCCTCGCCCTCGCTCAGTGCGCCCACGAAACCGGCAGCCTGACCAGCTGGTGGTGCGACCGCCCACGACGCAACCCGGCGGGCATCGGTGTCACGGGCCATAGCATCCCTGGCACTCCTGGCATGCCGCCAGGACGCAACTGGGCGTATCGAGACGGTCGTTGGTATGAAGGAGCGCGGTTTGCCCAGTGGGACGATCTGAGTGTCGCCGCCCACCTCGGTCGGCTCCTCGCCTACGCACTCACCGACGAGCAGGCGAACGACGTGCAGCGTCGGCGCATCAGCTACGCGCTCAGCGTTCGCCCGCTCCCAGCGCACCTTCGCGGTGTGGCCTCAACCATCGGCGCACTCAATGGACGCTGGGCGGTTCCCGGCACGAGCTACGGCCAGTCGATCGCCGGACTGGCAAACAGGATGAGGGCGCTATGACGCTCCGCCGCCTGGCCATCGAGCAGCGACGCGATGGCCAGTGGCGCGTTCGGGCAGTCTACGAGGACGGCACGCGGAGAGCCGTCGGTGTCTATCCTACGCGAGAAGACGCCGAAGACGCCGCCCGTAGCATCACGAGCGGCGACGCCGTGACCCTCATCGGCTCCTCGTTCGGCGAGGACGCAGGCGAGGACGTCGGCGCGGTCTGGCAACGGCTGATTGACGAGCAGCAGCAGCGCCTACGCGAGCCGACGCTCCAGTCGGTGATCCTGCCATCCGCGCCCTGCGCCGTGGCGTTCCTCTCCGATCTGCACATCGGCAACGCGGGCACGGACTACGCCGCCATTCGACGAGACGCGGAGATCGTCGCATCGACCGAGGGCATGTACGCCGCGTTCGCGGGTGATGGGATCGACAACTGGATCATTGGCAAACTGGCAGGCTTGCAACGCGGTCAGGCGGTTGCGTTTGACGACGAGTGGAGGCTGCTTGAAGCGTGGCTGCGTCTCGTGTCGTCGAAGCTCCTCGTCGTGGTAGCCGGAAACCACGACAACTGGACGACGAAACTGGCGGGTATCGATCGCCTGCGCGATCTGGTGCAGCCACTCACCGTGCTGTATCATGCGCAGCAGGTCGTGTTCTCGCTCCAGATCGGCGACGCTACGCGCACCGTCTGCGTGCGTCACAAGTGGCGTGGGAGTAGCGTCTTCAATGTGACGCACGGGCTTGAGGTCAGCTGGGAACGCATGGGCCTCGACTACGATTGGAGTATCGGCGGCCACACGCATATCGCTACCGTCTGCCGCCCGTTCCTCCGGCACGGTATTTTACGCCACGCCATACTCATCGGCACCTACAAGCTCGCCGACGCCTACGCCGCCGAACTTGGCCTTGCTCCGTCGCACGGCTCCGGCTCTGGAGCCATGGTGCTGCACCCCGACGGTCGGCAATGGTGGTTTGACAAATTATCTGAGGCTTCTTCGTTTCTCGCCTATTTACGAAAGGACTAACTCGCAATGGAAACCGCCGGTATGGACTTCCAGGCACTCGTGTACGCGCTCTTCGCCGCCGCTATCCCGGTGCTGATCGCCTACCTCGAACGGCTCCGCCGCGACCTCCAAGCCAACACGGAGAAGACGGATCGTGTGAACCACTCGCTGAACGGCGACCTCGACAAGCGCCTTGACAAGTTGGCGCAAGACATCGGCGATCGCTTCGCCGAGTCTCACTCGGAGCTTGAGCGGCGCATCAGCAGGCTCGAAGAGCGGATCTTCGATCAGCAATGAACGACTTCCTTGCCGTCATCCAGACGTTCGGGATCAATGGGTTTCCCCATGGCACCGACAAAACCACCGATCACAGCTACGAGCAGATCTACCCCGATCTGCTCGCTCCCTATCGCTTCGCACCCTGCACGCTCCTAGAGATCGGCGTGCAGTCGGGCGGATCGCTCGTGCTGTGGCACTACTACCTGGACGACGCCACGATCTACGGCATCGATATCGAGTATGCCGTCACGCACCACAACCGCGAGCTCTTGCTATCAAATGATGGCCAGCTCTTCATCGGCGACGCGTACACCGTCGCCATGCTGGAGCATCTGGAGCGCGAGGCCGAGACACCGTTTGACATCATCATCGACGACGGGCCGCATACGCTTGAGAGCCAACAGTTCGCGGCACGGAACTACCGCCAGCTGCTCGCACCTGGCGGCATCCTGGTGATCGAAGATATCCAGGACATCACGCACCTGGACATACTCACCGCAACACTGCCCGAGCGCGAACGCGGCTGGGTACAGACGTACGATCTGCGTCACGTCAAAGGGCGTTACGACGACATCGTCTGGGTGTATCGGATGCCTGGGTGAGTATGGTATAATGATGCCCTAGCGCCGTTCGCAGCGGCCTAGGGCTCGATTGCAATCAGGAGTTGCAATGCACGTATTGTACCACAACCCGGCTTGTGCTTGTCGCCCGCGTCGCCCTGACGTCGGGCTTCGTTGTTTCGTGGAGGAGTTATGAACGCAGAGCACAACACACGCAAACCTAAGCGGAAAGAAGGAAAGCGCAGAATGCCTATGCTTGTGTCAACGCGCATACTCCCCGGGGAGCTCGAAACTCTCCGAGAAGTGGCAAAACAGGAGGGCGCTTCGATCGGTGAGATCGTGAGACGCTCCATTAGGGCATACATGGAGGCCAATAAAAGTTAAGCAGTTATGTTTTCTGTTCACGGAGGAGTTATGAAGCCATTCCATAAGTTGGCTGAGCTATTCCCACGCATGGACGCAGAAGAGTTCGAAAAGCTCAAGAAAGACATCTCCGAAAACGGACTGCTTGAGCCGATTACCCTGCATCCTGACGGGAGTATCATCGATGGCCGTAATCGTTACCTTGCGTGTCTTGACGTTGGCGTCACGCCCAGATATGACATATGGAGCGGCACCGGCTCGCTCTTGACGTTCGTGCTCTCGAAGAACTTGCACCGGCGACATTTGGATACAAGCCAACGCGCAGCGCTCGCCGTGAATGTTCAAAGCATGTTAGAGGAGGATGCCAGGGAAAGGCAGCGGGCCGCGGGTGCGCAAGGTGCTAAGTTTGGTGCAGAAGGCGGGAGGGGTAATAAGAAAAAACCCCTTCTGGTAATTTTACCAGAAGGGGTTTTTTCGGAACCTGCGTCCGAACAAGAACCGAAACAAGAACCCGAGCCAAAGAAAACAAAAAAACAACCTGAGCCAACGTCTCGCGATGTTGCTGCATCAATGGTAGGTGTTAGTCCGACATACGTACAGGAAGCTAAAAAGATTGAACAAGAATCGTCCGAGTTGTTCGAGCGAGTGAAGTCAGGACAAGTGACCATTCAAGAAGCCAAGCGAGAGATCAAGGAGAAAAAAAAGGAAGAAAAGAAGGAGCAGATTGCCGAACAGGCACGACAGATTGAGATAGTTCCGGCTGTGGTGCGAGCAAACATTCAGATGCAGCCGGGCCAGTGGTGCAAGCTCGGTCGGCACTTACTCTACTGTGGTGACACGTCACAGCCGCAATTTATCGAGCGCCTGCCTCAACGTGTGTCGTTCGCGTTCGCCGACCCACCGTATGGCGCTGGCGTTGAGACGTTCGATGATCGCGTGTTCTATTGGCAGCACGATTACCTGATTGAACGTGCAGACGTCGTGGCTGTCACACCAGGCATCATGAGCATCTTCACGTTTGCCCAACGAACGACGATGCCCTACAAGTGGTCAATGGCTACGTGGATCAAGAACGGCATGACACGCGGGGCGCTCGGGTATGGCAATTGGATCTACACTGCGTTATTCGCTCGTGATGTATCCCTGTTTCGCCAGGCTCAGGATGTCTATCAAATTACCATCGAAACAAGCGCAACAGATGAGACCAAGCACAAGGGCAGGAAGCCATCACAATACATGCTGCACTTAATCGATCTCTTCGCTCCTGTGGGCAGCACCGTTATCGATCCGTTTCTCGGAAGTGGACAAACCCTTCTCTCGTGCGAGCGCTCGGATCGTGCCTGCATTGGCGGGGAGCTGATCCCGGAGCACTGCAATGAGATCATTGCACGGTGGCAAGAATTGACAAAGCAATACGCGGAGGTTGTTTCATCGTGAGAACCCTACACGAACCCAAAAACCAGGCGTTTAGCGACGCCGCACATGAAGCTGCCAAGGAGATCATTTATCCATATTGGTTTGAACACCAAGGCGTCTCATTTGAGCGAACAAAGGTTGAGCATGGCGGTATGCATCGCGTGTTCGATGGGGAAATGGCCATCGATGTCATTGTCAGAATGAACGTTCCCGGGTTCAACTATCCATTTGAGTACACTGTTCAGGAGCGGTTTCGACGCATGCCATACGCCAAGTATGAAGATGTGACAATTACCGAGTGGAATAGCGCGTCAAATATGCCAAGCGAGTTGTACAAAATTAAGGCGAATTATATCTTGTACGGCTATTTTGATGATTCATGTGGGCTGTTTCACTCGTGGTATCTAATTACAACGACGTCACTGCTTGATGACGTTCGCCGGGGAAAAGTGCGAGTTCGCCGTGAGATCAATAAGAAGGGACAGCATTTTATAGCCATCCCTATTGAAGACTTGATGAAGACAACCGCAGTTAACATTTATCAGCCGCCAGCTTGACACCTACCGCTGACTAGCCCTATACTGTAGCCGTGTACATTCGGTGGTGTTCTCCACTCCACTCCTCCAGACGGCTCCGCTACCCGCTCCGGTAAGAGCGGTTTTTTTGTTGCGCTGAAAATGCGAACGCGCAGGTGTGCCTTCCCGCGCGTTCGACTTCGCCTGGATGTCCAACTTGCCTATCCGGTTAACCATGCGGCGAGCGACACGCTCGCTATTTCTATTGTACCAGGTTGAGAGCATGGCGCAAGTTACCATAACGTTCTTATAGGTATCTCTACTATATCTCTAAAACCCCTTTTATACTACTCTACTCTGCACATATTTCTTGTTGCGCTTGTTGCGCTTGTTGCGCTTGTTGCGCTTGTTGCGCGCAACAAGCGCAACAACGTGTTGCGCTCGTGTTGCGCTTATATTTGGCTTCCTAATGCCCTAAACCCCAAGCGCAACAAGCGCAACAACATTTTTGTGCAACACGAGCGCAACAAGCGCAACAAACCTGTTGCGCTTGTGTTGCGCTGGAGCGGGTGACGTGCTATAGTCTTGACATGGCACGTCCACAGAAAACCG